ATCGAGGAGCTGTTCCGATTGGGGCACAACGTCAAGCCCGCACGGAAGGGACCGGACTCCATCCGTCAGGGTATCGACATAATGAGACGACACAAGCTGCTGGTCACTGCCGAAAGCACCAACCTACAGAAGGAACTCAGGGCGTACCGATGGGAGCAGGACAAGAACGGAAGGAACCTGAACCGCCCCGTCGATAAGGACAACCACGGCATCGATGCGGTGCGGTATGTGTGTCTAAACTTGCTCACCACCTCCCGGTCGGGTTCCTACTTCCTCGCATAAAAGCAAATTATTTTTGCGTGAATGCTTGTATATGCAAAAGATAGTTGTATATTTGCTATGTCAACAACGCAAAACAACAACGACATGACTACTCCCTGCCCCGTATATACAGCCGTAAACGCTAACACAACCGACATGATCTTCTCATGCATGGCAATCTTCGAAAAGAAAGGTTGGAAGAACTTGAGCCAAGACGAGTGCTATGTGGAGGGAACGATGCTCGAGGTGCTTGCAGAGCGCGGATTTGAGGAGTGGACCGATGCATACGTGGAACGGATGTAATCGGAACCCCCTCCAAGTACAGGCCCTTCGGGGCCTTTTTTTATGTCCCTAACTTTCGTCTATTTGATAGCGTGAACAAGACCGTCACCATACCGGAGAACCTCTACGACATCACCGTCGACCAGTACCTCCAAATCCAAGCGATACCCGAAGGGGACGAGCTGGAGCAGGTAGTGCGTACCATCTGCATACTGTGCCACATGGACCGCGCCGAGGTCATGGCGATGGAACAGAAGGACATCCAATACATTGGGGGCGTCATCGGTGGCATACTGGACAAGTATGACGACACGTACCCCGTCGAGCGTATCATCGAGCTGGACCAGCGCTACGGATTCCATCCGAACCTCTCACGGATCACGGTGGCGGAGTTCGCAGACATCGAGACCCTGTGCAAGGACTCCCTTGACAAACACCTGCCCCAGGTCATGGGTATCCTTTACCGTCCCATCGTAGAGGAGCACGGCGAGTTCTACCGCATCGCAGACTACGACGGCGAGGACCGCTCGGAGTTCTTCCGGGAGATGAAGATGGCGCACGCACTCGGTGCCGCCGCTTTTTTTTTGCGTACCGCGACCGTATTAGTCGACGCTTTGGACAGCTATTCCAAGGCGGTGAAGGAAGCAAGCTATCCGAGAAATACGGATGGTTCGCCACGTTCGTACATCTCGCAGGGGAGGACATTACTAAACTACCGCAGGTGGAGAGGACTCACCTCGAGACGGCGCTCGCCTGGCTCGCCTACGAACAAGACCGGGCGCTACTGGAGAAACAAAAAATGAACCTATGAGAACAGTCAACGAAATCATCGACGGCCTTGAGACTATCAGCCTCGACCACCACTTTATCCGCTCGTTTAAACAAGGCGAGATGAGCGAGGTGGATATCCAAAAACTAGCGGGCGACAAGTACCCCATCTGCTACGCCGATATCAGCGCAGCCACAATCGACCGGGGCGTGTTGTCGTACTCGCTGGACATTATTGTCATGGATATGATATTGCCCGGACAGACAGACGCGCAGGAACAATACTCCGACACCCTGCGGACGCTCATCGATATCGTCAGCCAATACGCGCAGGTCTTGAGCAGCGAGAGCGATGTAGACCACGACCTACGTATCGAGCTTCCCGTGGACTGCGAACCGTTCACGGCAAGGTTCGACAACCTCCTTACGGGCTGGGTCGGTACGGTACGCCTTCAGACATCGAATACGCTCGACCTTTGCGCCGCCGCTTTCGCATAAAAGCAAAAAAAAGTTGCGGGAAAGTTTGCAGGAGGGAAAGTTTGCCCTATCTTTGAGGTATGAACAACGCACAACCCACCACCGCAAGCATCCAACTCCAGCACATCGGACGAGTTCCAGCAATTCCAGCCGGAAACCTTAAGGAGGGTATGCGCCTTATGTGGAATTTTGGCTCTATGTCTGACGTAGTGAGCATTGACCGCGAAACCGCCAAGACTATTTGGATTACCGAAAAGAGCGACCGCACCGGCAACCTCTTCTCCCGTCGCTTCGCCAAGACTCGCTTGGTGGCTGCCTTCTAAGTTGCGCGACATACAAACAGACTGCCCCGCTTCGTGCGGGGCTTTCTATTTTAGAGCGTGAAGGACTACATAACCGTCGACGGGCAGAAGGTGCCAATGACCAACTCCATGAAGGAGCTGGGCAAGATTGGAAAGGAGGTACGACGCCGCGCCCGCATCAGCCTCAAGGCACGCGGTAAGGTGGTGACGGGCAACCTCTACAACTCCATCAGGTACGAGCAGGGCGTCGCACGCAATGAGAAGAGCCTGAATCTACGGTTCAGCTTTCCGGGGGCTAACTATTGGCAATTCGTAGACGAGGGCGTTCAAGGTGCGCTATCATCGGCCAAGGCCCCCCGCTCCCCGTTTCGGTTTGGATCGGGAACCGGCCCCTCCGGGCGCCTCCGTCCGTCAATCGATAAGTGGGTAGTAAAGAAGGGCATCGCACCCCGTGGCGCTGGCGGACAGTTCGCATCGCGGAAATCTATGGTGTATGCCATCAGCCGCTCCATATATCAAACCGGTATCCGCCCCTCCTATTTCTTCACGAACGCTTACGACCGCACACTCAAAAAGCACAACGCGAAACTTGAGAAGGCCGTCGGCGATGACATAGGGAACGCATTTAAACTCCTACTCGATGGCGGCACAATTTGACTACATACCGAGCACCACCGACTTCCAAAGTACGGCGGAGCCGCTCGTCATCCAGGTACGGGAAACCACAGCCGGGCCGTTCTTTAAGTACCGGTTCATCCTCGTAATCAAGAACCGCAACGGCGATCAGCTCGCCAAGCTCAAGACGCACCCGCTGGCCTCGGATAACCTCTCGGCGGTGTTCGATATCTCCCGTGTTTGTGACGACTATATAGGCGCGAACGTGGTGAACAACAACGCCACGACGGGCAACATCCTCACCTTGGGGCGCACCGGATACAGTCCCGGCAACGTCATAGGCGAAAGCTCCGACAGGAACGTCGCTGCGCAGTTTACTTTGGAGCTAGGATTCGAGAGCGCCACAAGCGGCACTGCCGACCCTACGGAGACGCTGCCACAATCGCCCGCAGTGACTACCACGCTCTTCGCCTTCCGTGACGAGTTCCAGAACTACGGCGACGCATACGCCCGCGGCGACGGGAGCTTCCAACCGACAGCACCTACCGACAACTTCCTCAGCACCGCGCCCGACCTCGGCAGGGAGTCCACCTTGACCTTTGGCAACGCACACGAGCACCGCATCGGAATTGACCAGGCGTCCGTTCTGGCTTGGGGTATGCAGTCCAGTGACGCCGAGTACGTCATCGTCCGGGGCTACGAAGCCGATGGGACTATCATAAACACCGCGCTCTTGGATATCGATGCTGTAGGTGGCGACACTACCCCCTCGACAGATTCGCAAGCGGTGCAGTTTGTCGGCGTGGGCCCACTGAATTTGGAGGATCACGCCACGGCAGCCTTCAACAGTCAACTCGAAGACATCATCACCGACCCGAACCTCGCCTATTATGAAGTCTATCTGTCGGAGTTTGCGTCCGTGCTAGAGGCCAATCAGGTCAGCGTCGTCCACCGCTACACCATAGACAACGGATGTAGCAAGTACCCCCGCGTACAACTCCTATTTTTGAACCGCCACGGGGGTTGGGACACCTTCAACTTCGACCAGCGCAGCGAGGAGAGCGTCCGCAATATTCAACGCAGCCAATACAACCGCCCGCGCGGAAATTGGGACAGCGTGACGGGCCTGATAGATTGGAACTACAACGGATGGGAGCGGGGCGTCACCACTACCGCGATACAAGCCGAAAGGCAGGTCAAAGTATCGACCGACTACATCGAGGAAGGGTACGCCGACCACCTTCGCGATCTGGCTCTCTCGCGCTCGGTGTTTATCGTTGAAGGTACCGAGGTCATCCCCTGCACCGTGACCGACTCGGAGTACCTGTTTAAGACGACCGTCA